CTAAAATTTATATTTTGGCCGTTTTTCTCCCCACAGTAAGTATCTTATCCAATCATCCAGATAGACAGCCACAGCTGACAGAAAGAACCACAGCACCGTGAACTGTGGGCAAATCTGTCCAAGCAGATTTCCTGGGAGAGTACTGTAGTCCCATACATTCCATCCTAATATAATGTTCACTATGATCCCGGAAATCAGTTCTAGACCTGTTATAATCCCTGCTCCTGCTGCCATCTGCCACCGCATCAGAATCTCTTTTTTCTTATGCTCATTGATACATCCAATCAAATAGAATGCTAATCCCCCCACGAAGAACATTGTCCAGTGGCTTCTACCTCTGGCGATCAGTTCAATTAATACATAGATGGTTCCGCCAATTCCAAATAGAATCAGCGGTCTTACCCATTTCATACGTTTTGAGCCGCAATCATTGTTTTCAATGGCTCTGATTGATATTCTTCCGGAATAGTCATTCCATAAGTTACCTTTTCTACTTCTTCGATTTCTGTCAATGCTCTGATATAGATTCTCAAATCTCTGAAATATGTAACGTGCCATGTTACATATTCCATTGCCGTTGCAGTAATTTTAGCCATATCCGCATTGCTATAGAACTTGCAATGTTCCTCATCATCTGAAGTATGCCACGGAATGTTCTGCTCTCCTGCTGCAACTTGTCCCTGCAATCCTATAAGGCTCGTCTGATCTCTCTCCGTTAATGCGAAATGCTCCGTACTTCCATCTGTAAGCACCACATCCACACCTTCCGCTATCACAGCCTGCTGCGCTGCATTCATCTCACTTACTTTCGCTTCCTGGATCTCTTCTAATGTTGGAACATATGGCTCCGGTTCTGGCTCTGGATCCGGCTCTACATATACACTTCCATCATTCGACAAAATATATCCATCTTCCACAGTTTTATACAATGTAGTATATGTTTCGTATTTTCCATAAACCTGTCCATCATTTGTCACGAGATGAAATCCCGACAGATTCTGCAATACACCCTCGATTTTCACGTGATGGAGATCTTGAACTGTTACAGTTCCCATCACTGGTTCTTCTTGATTTAAAAAAAGTATGTTCATTTGTTTTCCTTTCTAGTGGAATCCTTAATTAAATGGCAAATTTATAGTTGACTTTGGAAGCAACTATATGAAATACGGCAACGGTCTCCTTATTCAGTTGGGAACAGCTACATTTCCAGGTGAAGCATCTGGAGGAAAAGTATTTGCTACAATCAATTTCCCAAAAACATTTGCAAATACATCATATACATTGATTGCAACAGCTAAATATCCTGGAAGTACACTCCCAGCCTTTCTCATATCAACGAATGTCAACAGCGTCTCAAAAGCATATGTATATGCGAGAACTACAAGTATGTCTGCGGTAACTGGTACAGAATGCAGCTGGCTGGCTATTGATCAATGGAAATAAAATAACTGTCAGATTTTAACAATATTCAGTCTGCAACCACCAGAGGTTTTGATTGTAGATCCTGAATTCTGACATACCGTAAAACGTAATGTATCCCCTGCACTGAAAGGACACAAAAAGATATAATTTGCCCCAGCGTAACTTCTAATGGTTTTTGGCTGTCGAGATTGTTCGTTACCATTTCGCTCTATCTTTCCATAGAGAGACATAAGCCCACTGATTCCATCAGCAAAGTTTATAAGTGCATGAATTAAATAGACGCCATCTTCAGGAACTGTAAAATAATGTAAATAGTTTGTATTATCATAGGTATACATTAATCCGATATCATCATGTACTTTGGTACCAAAATCTGTGCCTTGGAAGCTACTGTCATTTGACGCAATGTTGTATGGCCCTGAGTTTCCATATACAGCCGCCTTTACTCTTTTGCCATTTAATTCAGTAATCTGATCCTCAATCTTCTTCCCCTGTCGTGCATCAAGCGCATACCCGGCCTCTGTCGTAAGCAGATTATTAATCACATTTGCAATGTTCAGTTTCTTTCCATCCAGTACTTTTCCCTGATAAGCATCCAACACAGAACTTCCTGCTGCTGAAGTTGTCAAATTATTCGCCACTGCTCTGAATGCGGACGTTCCCAGATCTGCGAAGTACTTTGCGATCTTTCCGAGAATAATTGACATCTTCTCATTGCTTGCTATATTCTCCCTCGTTGATGCCTTTGTGAACGCTACCTGTGTATTAGCATCTACTTTTCCTGTTGGCCCCTGAGGACCTGTCGGGCCTGTCGGTCCCGTGTCCCCTTTCGGTCCGGTTGCTCCGGTTGGCCCAGTTGCTCCAGTTGGTCCTTGTGAGCCTGTTGCTCCTTTTGCACCCTGTGGACCTTTCAGATTTCCTGTATATACCCACTTAGCCACAGAAGCTGCTCCTCCTACAGTACATCTATATGTATTTCCCGTTGCTGTGTTCAGGTAATTGTCGTTCACAATGGCATCTGTGATTCCTGAACTGGAAAATACTGTTGCCGTCGTGCTTGTTCCCGTGATTGCCGTTCCCTGTGTCCAGCGGCTTCCTCTGGTTCCGGTTGGTCCAGTAGGTCCAACCACCTGTCCTAGATCAATCTGTCTTGCTGCCATTGTATATTCCTCCTAGCTTTCATATACTGCGATCAAGTGTCCATTGCTGATCTTGAATGTCGGAGTCTGTCCATCCTTACCGGTTGCTCCTGTCGCTCCTTTTGCACCCTGTGGGCCTGTCGCTCCGGTTGCACCTGTATCTCCTTTTGCTCCCGTATTTCCTTTCAGGCTTCCTGTATATACCCACTTAGCCACAGAAGCTGCTCCTCCTACAGTACATCTATATGTATACCCAGTAGATGTGTTCAGATACATATCATTCACTAATGCATCTGTAATTCCTGAACCTGAAAATACTGTTGCTGTTGTACTTGTTTCCGTAATTGCTGTTCCTGCGTTCCATCTGCTGCCACGTGTTCCAGTTGCTCCCTTGTCTCCGGTTGCTCCCTTAGCCCCTGTATCTCCTTTTTGTCCCTGTGGGCCTGTCATTCCAGTAGCACCTGAAAGATCTGTGATATAGGCATATGCTGTCTTTCCCTTTACATAGAGTTTCGCATTATCGACATCATTGACATTTCCTGTGTCGATCATGACGAACTGTCCTTCTTTCACTCCATCTGAGGAGAATCCAGAATTCATTGCTGACACGGAGGCGAACGTTTTTGCGATTGCGAACGGATCTCCCTTATCTCCTTTTGCCCCGGTTGGTCCCTGTGGACCTGTCGCTCCAGTTGCTCCTTTTTCTCCCTGTGGGCCAGTCGCTCCGGTTGCTCCGGTTGGTCCCTGTGGGCCTGTCGCTCCGGTATCTCCCTTTGCACCTTTCAGTGAAGCAATATACTGTGCTTCTGTTTTTCCTGCATTTCCAGACTGTGCAAGCCATACCTGATACGCTGATTTGCCTGTCGGTCCTGTTTCTCCCTGTGGTCCCTTTGGACCTGTTGCTCCAGTTGCTCCTTTTTCTCCCTGTGGCCCCTGTGGTCCAATAATCGATCCTAAATCTACCTCTCTTGCCATGTTTCTTTTCCTTCCTTTCTTTTGAAAAAATTTATAATAAAAAACACCAGCCGAAGCCAGTGCTTTCTATCCTATAAATATATTGCGATCAGATGTCCATCTCGTACTTCAAATTCCGGTGGTTTTCCATCTTTTCCTTTCAAATCTTCCAATGGAACAAGATCATTCCAGTCATTTTGATTTGTATATCTCCATTGCAGAGCTGTACCATTGTTCCGGATCTCAATCTCATTTCCTCCGGATGTATTTATTCTTACCTTATCTCCTACCGGTTGGCCTTGAGACATAAGCTGCAGATTGCCATCTGTGATGGTGATATTGTCGGCTTTTGTTTGCAGAAATTCTAATACCTGTTTTAACACTTGGTTTTCATTTGATGCGTTGTAGTCAATTGGTTTTTTTCTCTTGATTACCGGAAGTCTTACTCTCCCAATGGTTTTTCCTTCCTCTGAACTTGATATATAGATATAAGCATCTATATCTTCTCCTTCCGTCAAGAAATCATTTGGAATATCTGCTATAATCTTGTCACATATCACAGTTGCTTCAATAATTTTCGCCGGCCTACATCCGCGCCAATATGAGAAATGGACTTCTACAGCCTCTTGTTCAGATGGTAGGTTAAGTCCCTGAATCTGCAGTTTCTGTCCATAATCCCATTGTGTCAACCCGTATGCAGTCTTTTCTTTTTCTCCCTCTTCGAAATATACTCTTATCATGCTGTCACCTCCAATACATATTTCAATCTTCCATCCACAATTTTCAGCGGTGGGGCTGTATCATATGAGTTGTATGTCAGGATAAGATGTCCAGATTCTACCGACATTGCAAATACTCCCGGATCTAATGATGTGATTACTGCATTCGCATCTTTTCCTGCCGGCCCTTGTGGTCCAACTGGTCCGGTATCACCTCTTGGACCCTTTTCTCCGTCTTTTCCTGGTTCTCCCTGAATCCCCTGTTTGCCCTGCGGGCCAGTTGCTCCGGTTGCTCCTCGGAAATCTCCATTTTGTATCTTCTTTGTTAGTGTCTCACTAATCTCTTCCGCTGTCTTTGCAGCATTCTCAGCATGCTTTGTAGCTTCTTCCATGCCTTTTATGAAGTTGTTCATCCATCCAGCTTCATTCTCGCTTTCCGGAACATCTCCTTCACTGAAATTCCGATGTACTTCTATCGGCTGATCGAATGTTACAAGCGTCTCCTCATCCATTGTGAGTACAATCTGAAGCACACTTTTTCCAAGTTCTGCGAATGTCTGGTCTTTCACAATCACCCTCACGGTATTCTCAATGATCGGGCATACATTATATGTTGCTTTTTTTGACGGCTTCAACACGAATGCTTTTGCCGTTGCCCCTTCCGGAATCTCATAATCCCGGAAATGGAAATAGATTGGGAGAGCATTCGTCCCTCTTACATAATCAATCTTTTCCTTAATCCTGTTCTCCAGCACATAGACATCTCGTTCTATATAGTTCACTTTTCTCCTCCTTATCCAGGAATCCATCTGACGATATACAACCCTTGCACCGGTGCAACTCCGCCTCCCGGATATCTCAGCACATACTTCCACGGAAAGTTATAGTATCCATGCACATGAATCTCTTTTCCGGTCTGATCTCCGGTCTGTCCTCCGGTAATTCCACCGAATTCGTTCTGTGAAGCAGCAACCAGCTGACCATTCCCAAGTGACATTTCTGTATGGTTTCCTGGTTTTAACAGGACGTCCCCCCGGATCAGCCCTGATCCGGTGGCTAGATTGACCTGTGAAGTCACATCCTTGAAGCCTGCTGCCAGAAACACATCATACATTGTTCCTGTAGCTGGTGTGTATCCTGGCCTCGTATTCAGCCCTGCATTGTAGTATGCCCAGCAGATTAATGAGGAACAATCGTAATCTGGTCCGTCTCTGTGCGCCTGATCGTATCCATGACTGTTATCGTTCGCAATCGATATTGCCCATTCCACTGCCTTTTCAATAACCTGACTCCCGGCATCGTATTTCTGCAAGTAGTTATACCACTTTCTTGCGCAGCTCCGTCTTTCGGATTCAACCTCTACACCGGCACGCTCGAAGTTCTTCAGGAAGGCACTGGCCAAGTATTCCGGAGACTCTGAACTGCTCTTGAACTGTTCCCAAGTCATTCTATAAGCACTGGTGGAAATCCACTGACCTTTCGATGCTGACAGTGCATCAATCCAATAGAGCTGACCATTAGGATCCGTGATATCGTACTCGTTTGAGTTCGCCCAGTCTGTGTAATTTGTAGCCGGTGTCCACTGGACAAGTCCGTATCCTCCACTGTAATTCCCGTATTTCAGACTCTGCCACAAACCCGGATTGATGTTTGACTCTTTCTCCATATTGCCGAGAATGCCGCCGATCGCGTTCAGCGTCCATCCTTTAGCTGAGAAATACTTCCATACTTCATAAGCATTTCCTTGCATCTGCGATTCGCTCAGATAGTTATTGCTTATTGTCCAAGCCATCAGAACGCACCTTCTTTCGTTGTACCACCCATGAGGAAGCCTTTTCTGAAATCGAGATACGTTCCGTCAGAGAACACTGCACGTCCAGTCTTTCCTGCATAACCGTCTGGTCCGATTTTGTCAGTATCAAAATATATTTCATCACCAAATATTCTCATCAGCGTATGTGAATCTGTTGCATCTTCAAACGTTCCTCCGTATCGAACCACAATTGCATCTCCTGACCTTTCTATGAATATAGGATTGCTTTTATCTCTCTTGGAAAACATAATTGAACCGGATTTTATTTCTGTTCTTCTGTTCAATCCACCAACATTCTCACATACATAACTTCCAATAGCATAGACTCCATCCTTGTCAAGACGGACGATTTCTTTTCCGCTTGCATTCAGGACTCTTGCAATACCGTTTCCGTTATCCTCGCCTCCAAGCTCCAGTGTTCCGCCCTTGATTCGGTCAGCAAGCATCGTTCCGGCAACGATGAAATCTGCGAAGAATCCCTGTCCTGTTCCGAAGGTACTCCACTTCCAATCTCTTCCATCTGCTGTGCGCTCTGAAGCGATCTCGAATCCCAATGTTCCAAGACACATAGCACCAAACGTTTCAGACTTCGGATCAAGATCTTCAAAAAGAATTGCCCTTACCGTCTGCTTTTTTGCGACCGTAGACTGTGCTTTCATCTGAGCCTTAACGCCATTGATGATTCCTTGGATCTGCTGCCCGATCACAGTTCCATCTGAACGGATTGACTGGTCAACCCGGCTCATTACGGAAGAAACATTGTTCAGAAAATTGTATTGAAACTCTCCTAATTTCACAAATGTCAACTTGTTCCTAACCGCATCCCATTCCAACTCAATCACTCTTGCATCTGACTTAATTCCAAGTTTTGAGTGATTACAGTGCACGGTATCTCCTAGTGATACCATTTCCAGGCTTTTTACATCTTCGTATAGTTCTGTATTCTGCAGAAGCTCCATGTCTGCTTCAATGGTTACTTTCGGCTTATCCACACCTTCGTCATATTGTTCCTGGCATTTCTTTTTCAACGCTTCCTCTAGCTGTTTCTGCGTTTCACATATTGTCACTCCGTTCTCTTCGTCATCCTCCTGCGCATCTTCACGCATTTTCACATCCTCGAACTTCATTGTTCTGTAATGTATTGTCGGATATTTTTCAATCAGAGGTGAGTCCACCCACGGTGTGTCTCCCTCGATCATATATCCATTGTAAGATTTTGGAACAATCCTTGTAGCAACTTCACTCATGTCTACCATCTCTGAAAAGCCATCCTTAACTATGTTTTTTCCATACATCACCTGTACACCATAGTCTCCTCCTGCTTTTTCATTGATGATCACTTGATAATTATCATACAGGATTTCCCCGCCCCATCTGGAAACAAATGCATTATCATCACTTCCATTGATTGCCTCTATCAGGTTCATCGTCTGATAATAGGCTGTTGATACCTTCTTGATGTCCGATTTTGCCTGATATTGCGGAGTTTTCTCTGTCATAACGTCCAGAGCCTCCTGTCCACTTTTGTTTGTTGGTCTGACATCTACCAGGAAACAATCTTCTTTAGCATCCATAAAAATAGGAGTAAGTTCTGCACTTACCCCCGAATCTTTCTTTTCTTTGCTTCTTATCCGAAATAGTTGGATTCCATTAAAAGACGGCATTTTCACTACTGCATTTTCCTCAATGTACTTCCATCTTCCTTCTAGGTCAATCGGATGTTCTATATTCGCTGTCCATTCTCCATTGAGGATGACATGAATAATGGCTTCTTCCGGAAGCAGTGTCATATCTCCATTATGCCTATAATCTATATTATCCTGTCGGTATATCTGAATCATAAGCACCTCCAGTTTGGAATCACTTCCAGCTCGAATCCATCTGTGATTGCTATATCATTCATTCCTTCCTGTAGCACAAGATCGTCATAATCCCCAAATACCGCTGTATTGCTCAGTGTTCCATCTTCGCGGTAAGCCAGCTTTCTGTCTGTATCAATCGTCAGATTCTGTCCAACATCAGCTTCCATTCTCTTCCCATTGACCATCAAGCTGCATCTTCCTTCTCCATAGATCTTGTAAATTGGGTAAGATATCTCGTATGGATTCCTCTTCACTTCTTCCGCCGAATGAGGATGCTGTCCCTTGTCCAGATACCGCAGACCATCCTTTGTTGTGAAGGTTGCTGTAAAATTGCAGATTCTCTCACTTGTATGTTCTGCTTCGTCCATCTGAACTTTCAGGATTTTGTAAAAATGTCCTGGATCTGTCCCAAGTCTTAGCTTCTTATTTCTTCCCGACAGCCACTTTCGTGCTTTTCCAAGACGATTCTCCCAATCTTCACTCTTTCCTATAAAATTGAATGATATCTTAATCTCTGTTGATTCGTAGCCCCCATCCAGCAGATACATGGTTCCATCACTCCCCGGTATTTCTATCGAAGATTCTTTTCTTACTGCTGTTGGCATTGAAGGAAGCTCTTTCGCATAGATCTCCATGCTTGAGCCTGATATTCCGTTGTATTCTACTTCCATCATGCTCCCACAGCTCCTTTCTTCCATTTCACGCTGGAGGATATCTTCTTGATTACCGCGTCCGCAAGAATCTCTGCAAGCTTCTTATCGCCCAGTGCAATGTTATTTTCAATAACAAATGTCAGCTCTGACAGTGTCTCTGCAATCATCTGAGCAAGCACAGCATTGTTTGTCTGCATCTCATCACGGATGTATGTCTTCAGCAATTCGATTGGAAGAACCGCCTCTGCTCCTGCTTCGCCACCGCCCATTGCTCTATCTCCGTTCATGCCGAAAATAGTTGGGCTGTTCAAGATACCACCGTTTGCGTACCAGTCAACCGAAAACTTCGGAACTTTTGGTGGAACAAGCGACCATTCTCCACTTGCCTTGAAGTGTGGAAGTTTAATCTTTGGAAGTTTCCACTCAAAGTTGAAAAATCCCTTGATTTTATTAATTACACCTTTAATAAAATCTGCAATGCCGCCAAATATTGCATTAACTCCATTTCTAAACCATTCACATTTATTATATAAAAGGATAATCAAACCAATTATCACGACAATTCCCATTGGTCCAAGCACGGTCCATAGATTTGAAATCAACGGAATCAAGGTTTGTATTCCCATCGCAATATTCCCGATTCCCGAAAGAATTGGAGCTATTGCTGCCACTACCAATACGCATCCGGCAATCAATCTCTGTCCTTCCGGGGAGAGCTGATTAAACTCTCCAATCAATCCGGCAATCAATTCCGTAATTTTGGTAATCAGCGGTGCAACTGTATCCGCAAGCTCAGCTGTTGCCTGTTGGAAATCTGCTGTTGCCTTATTTCCGTCTACCAAATTCTTATTGTTTTCCTGCCATTTTTTTCCTGCATCTACGAGACCTTGATTCGCCATTTCCTGCATGACCAGGTTTACTCTCTCACTTTCGCTTCCGCAAGCTGCAAGCTTTTCATTAAATGCATCCTCTGAAGTTCCCGCCCAATTGAGCATATCTGCAAAAGTCCCAGTAACAGTACTTGTTTTCACAGTCTCATTGATTGATTCTGCAAGTCCATCAATGGGAATACTATCCCCGTAAGTTGCCCATGCACCAATCGTCCCCTCAATTATCGTACTTAATTCTTCTTGTGATAAGCCCAACGCCTGAAGATTGGCCGTAGTTGTTGCAGCTGTCTGATCATCTGCAAGCACACCATATAAGGTTCTATAACTTTCCGCTGTTTGTTCTGCTGTGTACCCTGCATTTTGGCTTGACACCTCAAGCGAGCCCATAATTTTACGATATTCTGCTGTTGCAGGTACTGTAGCTGCTGTTGCCGCTACTATGCCTGCTGCCGCCGTTGATATTCCACTAAACTTATCTCCTGTCTCTTTTGCTTTATTTCCAAAAGCCTGTACTTTTTCAGCATAACCTTCCGTTGCGGCTGCTCCGGTTTTCAGCTTTTTCTCAACATCTTCCAGTTTGCTTTTGTAACCATTGAGTTTTGTAGTAGTTTCATTTATCTCATTCTTTTTGTCCTGAATTGCTTTTTCATCTTTATTTTCAGCAGATTCAAGAATATCCAATTGTTTTTTTAATGATTCAAGTATTCTTTCATAATTCTCTGTTTGATTTGAAAGATACTTCTGTTCATCTTTATATTTTACAATCGACTTTGTATGATCATCATATTTCGCTTTAAGAGCTTCGATTTCAATCTCATTTGCCTTAATTTTATCTGTAGACTCTGCAATTTCATCAGATAATTTCCTAATTTGTTCCTTACTTTCTGCTGCACCGCTCTCAAGTTCTTCTGTTACTTCAGCAAGGCCTTTCTGATATTTTGTTAAACTAATCTGTGCGCTTGTAAGCTGGTTCTGCTTCTTTCGGATTGCATCCTCATTTCTGTTTTCTGCAGATTCCATTTCTTCAAGCTCACGCTTCAGAATTTCCACTTTATCAGAATAAACGTCCGTCTGTTTTGCCAGATATTCCTGACGGTCTTTTAACTTTTCAACTGCAGTAGTGCTGTCATCCCATGCCGCTTTTGCAAGTTTAAACGAATTACTATTTTCCTGAACGGCTGTATTTACCTGCTGCATCGTCTTTTGAAAGTCTGCTGCACCATCTGCCTTAAACACTAATCCAACTCTCTTCAGTTCATCCGCCATATAACGTCTTCACCTTCCTCGCTTTCTTCTCACAGAATATCTCATATTGTTCGCAAAAAAAGACGGGACATGAATGGAAGAACTCGTTCTCTGTCATTCCCATCTCTCTCGCATCAACCATATATTCAGCCCAATTTATCTCGAGCTGAATGCTTTCATCTGTGCTTTCGATTCCTCTTTTTTTTTAATTTTGTCAACTTCTTTCTGATAAGCCTCTACAACTTCAAGAAGTTCTGTTGGATCCGGTGGCACAAGCTGAAGTGCTTCATCAAATGTCACTTTTCTCCCATTACTTCTTACCATTGCATAGATAAGCTTTGCTGCAAAATTCATTTTATCGCTGTCAGTTGCTTTTCCAATCTTTTCAAGTTTGTCAATTCTCCGTCCGAGCTTTGAGCCACCTATCTGATCAAGATAAAAGATTGTTCCAAAATTCATTTTTGCTTCAATGGTTGTCCCATCTGTAAGCTTTATGATTTTACCTGCATTCATGTGCCACCTGTTCCTTTCACGCTCCTACCGCTGTTGTAAGATCTGCATCCGTCAGAATCGGTTTTGCGAAGAACTTCTCTTCTGTAAGTCCTGCTGGTGCCGTGGACTCTGTGACCTTGCTCACGATGTTTCCTTCTGCGTCAAACGGATACGCTCTAATCTTGATCGTGTCGGTCTGCTCACTTGCTTTTTCCTCAGATGTTGCAATATCGTCGGAGTTCTCAACAAGCTTGCATTTTGGAAACCACTCATAACGAGATTTTCCGTTTTTCAGTTTTACAACCTTGCCATAAGCGAAGAATGGTCTTTCGCTCTTTCCGCCGGCAAGGATAAGTCCTCCTGTTCCTTTTGTCTCTCCGCGCATTTTGGATATTGTATCGTCCGGGAATGCGATCACAGATACCTCAATGTCGATGCTGGACATCGGTGAATCTGAATCATAGATTTTTCCGGATGCATACACATCACTTGTCTCAGAGTTCTCAGTTACCTTTACACTCTTAACGACTTCTGTCTTCTCAACATCAGCCTCGTAAGTGCCATCATACTCTTTGCCCTCTGTTGCATCAGCAAAACACATGTACTGTGCTCCGACTGTCTGTTTCATGGCCGGTTTTTTTGTATTAATAGACATTAGTCAACCTCCTAACCGAAGATGCTCTCTGTCATCTTCTTATAGTATTTTTCCTTGTTTCTTTCAAAGAGTGGCTTCAAGTGTGCCCTTGCTGCCATCTTCCTGGTTCCATGCTCAAGCATTGGACCGTAATACTTGCCCCATCCAACCTTAATTCCGCTATCAGTTCTTTCCAGTGCGAATGTACTCACGATATGCGTGTACCCCGCTTTGGTGATCTGACTTCGTGGTTTTGGGAGTCTCAGAAGATCATTCACGAACTCCTTTGCCCCCTCTTCCACTGCGTCAAGTGCTTTGTCCGGGCTTACGTTCTCGGAATACTGTTTCAACAGCTCCTCGAAGTCTTCAAGCCCTCCATCATAAAATGTAATGTTCATCCAATCACTCCGTCAGTTGTAATTGAGAAGTAAGAATGCCATACACGGTCTTCTGTCACGTATTCGTGAGCAATGGTCGGATGGTAGTCAAGCTCATTCAGACGTTTTTTCAGTGCGATCAGTTTCGGATTGCGTGGCTTTCTAGCGTAAAAACTAATCTGCCATGTGATCTCATTCTCATAATCATCACCGGATGCCATTGTATCTTCCCACATGATCTCCCAGTAATCAATTCTCGGAAATACTTTTTCATTTTTGAGACTACTGACTCCCTCGTTAACAGGACAGCCTATATCGTGCAGAATCTCACTTAATTCTTTCTGTGTCATTGATTACCTCTCTTTCATATGCCGGTGTCTTCAATGTCAATTCTGACTCCCTGAAACCGTCTTTTGTGGTGGTATGTGCTACGTTGTAGACCTCATGTTGTTCTCCGTCAATGATGCAGACGCACTTACTATCCACACCTTTAAATCGTGGTATTGCGAGCTTCATGGTCACTTCCACGCTATCCGCTGAAAGCTTTGCTCTGGTGGTGTCATACACCGAAAGTTCTCGATACCACACTTTCAATCCAATGCGTTCAAGTTTTTCTTCCGGATAGTCCTCTGATTCATCGTTTACTATCCTACGAATCTCAAGGACTCCGTCTACATACTCAGGCATTGCCAT